CCACGATGACCGTGATGTAGGCCAAGCCGTGCTTACCGATAGCCTTACCGGCTACATCCTTCGCGCTGCTGTTGCTTGGCTGTTAGGCCAAATTTCGTCGTTCCAGAGCAGGCTCATCTCGATTGAATCCAAGATTCCCATTTTAATTACCGAAGGTGGGGTCATCATCGACAGCCCACAATCTGCTGCGGCACGACAAGAGATGAAAGACGACTTGATGAAGCACATTCATGACCTGCAAGTGCGGGTCAAATTGATGGAGGAGCGTAACAAATGATTCCCGCAGCAATACAAGCCATCCTTACACCCCTCCTTGGTAACGGGTTGAACCTCGTTGCCAACGCCGTCATGGCAAAGGGTAAGGACTATGTCGAAAAGAAGTTGGGCGTGGAACTGAAGCCGGATATGTCCCCAGAAGACTTGGCGAAGATTCAGATTGCCCAGATGGAGCATGAGGAAGAACTCCTCAAGTTGCGTCTCGAGGAAGACAAACTTGACCTCGCCGAACTGCAAGCGCGGCTGAAGGATACGAACGATGCTCGGGAGCGTGAGGTGCAGATTGCAAACTCCGACAAGGCACCGCTCATCAACAAGATTGTTACCCCCGTTCTCGCGCTGTCTATCCTGTTGCTGACCTTCGTACTGTTTGGCGTGGTCATGTTTGATGGTAGCCCTGTGGAGGCAAGCCGCAAGGACATCCTCATCTTTGTACTCGGAGTGCTGAGTTCCATCGCGTCGCAGATAGTGTCGTACTACTTTGGCTCCTCGCAGGGCAGCAAGGACAAGTCCGACGCGCTAAAGGAGGCCATCAAGTGAGTCTCGTAGCAGAACAGGCGGCGTTCCTGTTGGATGTCGCCAAACTCATCAACAAGGCAACCGAGTTGGGCTTTGTCGTCACGGGCGGCGAACTTGCACGCACCCCGGAGCAGCAGGCTATCTATGTGAAGTCTGGGCGCTCCAAGACGATGAACAGCATCCACCTCAAGCGGTGCGCCATCGACCTCAATTTCTTCCGCGACGGCAAACTCTGCTACGACATCCCGGCGCTCACGCCGGTTGGTGAATACTGGCAAAGCCTTTCACCGAAGAACCAATGGGGCGGGTTCTGGAAGTCGTTCAAGGATGTCCCGCACTTCGAGCGCAGGGTGTGATGGAGAGGGTGGAATCGAACCACCGTTAACGGAGTCAAAGTCCGTTGTCCTACCGCTAGACGACTCTCCAGCCGTTTACCAAGTATCGCGGTAGCCCCGACTGCATCGCCAGTTAGGGGGCGGTACGCGGCTCCATTTGTACTGCCGTCGCGTGCTTACTTTGCTGAACCATTCGACAAGCCATCTGACCATAACGCCTCCACCGAGTAAGACTGTGAGGGAGATTGCCAGTCCTTTGGCGGGTTGCCCGAGAGATGGCTCGGGTCAACCCAATGCAGTTTGTTGTTCGGGTACGCGATAAGCGGCCCCGACTCCAGCCGGATGATGTGGTGGTCTTTGCTCTGGTCGGACACTTCCGACCATCCACCCTGATGCCAGAACACGCTGAACAGGTAGACCCCCGGTCGCCATACCCCGTCACGGCCCCTTGCTTGGACGCGGTGACCCCGCAGGAACTCCATTTCCCTGACCTCGGCATGGCGACTGAAGGAGTCCCACCAGCAGACGAGTTCTAAAGCCATTGGAGGGCATGGCTTGCTAACAAGGGCATGGATAGGCACCCTCGCCCATTGCGCCCCACAGGCCGCCATAACGCTAAACATGGGTACTCGGGCAGGTTCAGCCCGGAATCCAAAGATGGTACAGGGGGTAAACTCCCCGCTGCCCGTCTGGTGGTCATATAGGAATTCGTTGCGGATGTACGCCGGGGTGTAGGGGGTATCTACTACGAAGGTCACAGTAGTCCCTCCCTGTTTAGTTGGGCGATTGTCCTGACCATGCCTTCTAAATGCAGCAGGCGCACATAGTCGCGGTCAAGGTCGGTATGCGCTCGGCGGTCGATGGCGTCGTGGCAGGAGGAACACGCCCACGCCCCGATTAAATCTGATGGTGCTTTCATGCCCATGCCAGACACCCCGGCAAGCCTGTAGTGAGCCAGCACGGTTGTTTCGCTGTTGTGGTTGCAAACCTCGGGTATCCGCACCATGCAGCCTCGGCCCCTCGCCTCTTTACGCAGGTTCATACGACGGCTCCGGTATCACGATACCCATGTCCATGCACTTTGTTTCGAGGAACAACAGGTAATCGCTGAACTCTTGTTTGTTGAGCGCAGAGGAACGCTTGAGCGGTCGCATACGCTTACGCCCAAACCCCTCCAGCGTCTCCCATCCAAAACACTCGCCCAGAAAGTAGTCGTGCAAATCGTCACGATTCCATCCGCGCAACGCCTCTCCGCCACCTTCTATGATGGACGGATACACCACGCCCCACAGAAACTTGTTCTGTTGGTTGGTGCGCGGCCTGCGCCATTCCGTAACCTCAACCGCCCATGTCTTGAGCGGGTCAAGGTTAGACACCATACGCGCCACGACAGATGCCATTGCGTCGGGTCTGGTGCCTCGCGGGAAGATACGCTTCATCGTTCAGATGCTCTCACACGCGCAGCGGTCTGTTTCCATTCGTGCGCGTACTCGACATTCTGGTAGGTGTCGAACCACGGGCCACCCTCGGTGAAATGCACGCAGGTCGGGTCAGGAACCTGCGCCCGTGTGTGCCAGCCCTCAAGGTAGTTGAAGGTTGTCGGCAGTTCACCGATAACCCTGTCAGCGGCCCACATGAATCGGTGCAGATACATTCCCGTTTCTGTGTTTACGATGTCAGGCGTTAACCCTTGCGTCATCGGGTGTTCGCAGTTGAACCACATAAACGACGACCAGTTTTTGCGGGGATAGACCCGCTGTGCTTGACCGTCCATCTTGGTCAACGCAGTAGGACGGTAGTCGTGTTTAACAACCCATGTCGCAATGTCTGGGTTGGAATATTCGAAAAGCGACTGGAGGCTTTTGCGAACCAGAAAGTCGCAATCCATGAACAACGCTCGACCCCTAAAGTTGCAGAGCGCAGGAACGAGGAACCGCGAGAAACTGAACTCCGTCGCTGACATGGGGTCAGGCGCACGCCAGTACAGCCCCATCTCACGCAGGTCGTCTAGTCGCAGCGCCAACACCTCGGCATCCATATGCTCAAGGATGGAGGCGCGTGCGACCTCATACGCGATATCCTCGCGGCTGTCGTAGCCAATGAAGATTTTAAGTTTCAAAACGGCAAATCCTTGTCATCGTCGAACGGGGTTTCGTCCATCACCGGGGCGCGTTTCGGTGCGGCAACCTTGGCCTCGAACCGCAGGGACATGAACGCATCGCCGGTCTTCTGGCTGCGCTTAATCCATGCGCTGATGTTGAGGTCTACATTGTCGATGACGGCAGAGCCGCGATAGTCCGGTCGCTTGTCGTTGTTTTTTTTATCGTTTTTGAACAAAACGCCGGTCATGTTGTTGTCGTATTTCACAGGCTTACCTTCTCCAGTTTGTTGAGATTGTCGTCAAGTTCCGCAAGGAATTTCTTTACTTCGGCTTCCAGCATGGCGATGTAAACATCGTCACGCGGGACACGAACTATTAGCAGTTGCAGACGCTCGGGGAGGCGCGGGTCAAATGACACGAAATCGCACCACGGTCTGCCGGTGCAGGCCATCTGCCATTGCATCTGCGTGAAGTATTTAAGCGGCGGCAGTTCTGCCAAAACATACTCAAGATGGGTGGCTGTGTTGGCACATTTCACCTCAATCAAACCCTCCTCGGCAAAACCGTCAGGGCTGGCTCCAGACATTGCCACGGTCGGGTGGTCGATAAACCCTACCTCCTCAACCAAGATGCCCGTCTTGGCGCTGTACGCGGCTCTGGCTTGCGGCTCGGTCTGGGTACCCCATTCCATCGCGGCGTTACTGAACCCTTGTGCCTTCTGCCCCGTGAGGCGTTCCACCACAAGGTCGGCAAGGTAGTTAGCGCGACCTGCGCCATAGCCGCTTTTGGTCTTGGCGATGACATCAGCAACACGCGATGCCGTGACCTTGCCGATGCGTGCGGCAAACCATTCGTCTGTACGCTGTTCCATCAAGCAAGCCTCAATACTTCAATGCATCGCTTGCTGCGGTTTATTGAAGTCAAAACAGAGCCTTTACCCCAAATTGCGACACAATGCGAAGCAATGCCGCTCCGCAGAGATTCACCGTCAAACATATCAAAAGGAATTTCAATCAATCCTTTAGGCTGTAAACTTGCAATGTATGGCTTGTAATGCAGGGCTACGCTTCCCATCGGATATTTCAAGTTTCGGCGTTTGCGTTTTGTTGTTTCCAATTGCAAATCACCCTGCACATATTTTGTGCCGTCAGGCAATACAATTACGAATTTAACGGCAGGCAGGGCTTGCAAAATAATAATTGCTCGGTCAAATAGAGAATTCATGTCAACTCCTTCTTGCGTGCGCTGAAAGCATTTATGTGCGTTGCGCGGGTGGCAGCATCAAGCGATTTGAAAAGCGCAAGCAGCGTAGGCTGGTCAGCGGCGGCTGCAATTTGCGCCAACACCTCGGGGTTAGGCTCTGCCTTTTCTGCTTCCGGCAAATCCTCACCTGCGTAGATGTAGAGGCCAAGGCCGTGCATGGCGATGGCTTTTGCAAGGCAGCGCATGATGGCGGTGTTTACGGCAAACGCATCCGGGTCAACGATGGCTTTATTGCGGTTGTCCATGACAGGCAGGATGCAGGTCTTGATGTCGCCCTTTATCTCGACGCTCACCTTGACCATCGCCGTGCCGTTACGCAGAACCATAACGGGGCTGTTGTCCCATTCGTGCGCCGTCCACCTTGCGCCGGGGTCAATCTTTAGCACCTCGGCCCACGCCCATGCCCACGACAGGTAAGACAGGTTGCCCTTTTTCTCAAGATGCCCGTTGACATTGATTTTCAAAAGTTCTGACATTTCGTGCTCTCCTCAATCATTTGTTTGAGTTCGCGCCGCAATTCGTTGTGGCGGTCGATGTCGGCTTGCGTCCAAGTAAGGATGACCGGCTCGGTGTAGTACCGGCGTTCCTCGCACTCGCGTTGCTGTTGCCAATCGTCCATCAAAACGCCCTCAAGCCAAGCCACGCGAGGGCGGCAAAGATGGCAAACAAAAAGAGATACAGGCCGATGGTTTTCATTCCGTCACCTTGATGAGCAGGTGTGCCAGCGATTGTTCAACTGTGGCGTACTCCTCCGCGCACAACGCCAGCCGCCAGAACATATATGCGTCATCCGTTTCGTCTGCGATGTCCTGCACCAACGCACAGTCGGCAGGGCTGCGGGTATGAACCATTCGCGCCCATGCGGCACGAAGGGTCTTGTCGGTGATGCGGCATTCAAGGTGAGCAAGTTCGTCCCAGATGTTCACAGGTTGTCCTCCCACGAGCGGCGGCGGTCGAGTCGGTCTTCAGCGGCCCAGTCAGCGTCGCGCTCGGCTTTCTCGCGCTCGGCAAACTCCGAGAGTTCGTGGGTGTGAACAAAGATGGGGGCCGGGAGGGTCAGCCAAGTGCCGTCCGGCAGTTTGATGGAGGTGATGGCGGCTGAATCCATCGTGCCGTCATTGCAGAACTCGAAGTCGAGTTCGCAATGCAACCCCTCGACCAGTTCGTACTCGCGTGTCATGTCAGTCATGTCTGTTGCTCCTATCTGTGGATTGACTCAACACCCATAGGTTAACACAGGTTACGGGTATGTCAACACCCCCCTTGCATTTATTTTCACGCCCGTTAACCTGCGCGGCATGGACATTCAGACCGCACTTGACGCCGTTGGAGGCCGCAAGGCCGAACTCGCCCGTAAGTTGGGGGTGTCCAAGCCTGCCGTCTCAAGGTGGGTAAAAGCAGGAAAATTGCCCGAGATGAGAGTCTGGCAATGGAAGGCTCTGGAAGCCTCGACCCCGCCGATTACAGCCGATTCCACAACTACCCCTGCCTAACCCCTAGCCCTGCCGCAAAGCCGCCAGAATCGTTCTGGTGCGGCTGCCTGTGCGATTGGACGCTACAGGACTTCCTTGGACGACTACCCAGAAACGACAAACCCTCCGTGAAGGAGGGCTTGACGCGGGCGGGGGGATGCCCTTACGCTAGAGATGCTGTTCTTGCGTGATGGTTAATTTACACCGCTGTTCTAGCCGTGTCAAACACCCCACCACGCAGCCCCTCGACACGGGCTAAATCTGTCGCCAGCGGGGCCGGTGCAATTCCGGTTGGCGAAAGCCACGACCTCGGGCTGGTTAAATTGCCGGGGCGGGTCAGAAAGACGGCATACGGGCATACCGTGGGCCTCTTTAACTTCCACGAACACCGTGGGGGTTAGGGGGGCCTTCTCCCGGCTCCGAGCATTAGGGTTTAAGACAGGGGTTAAGAAAGATTTAAACCATTCCTAAATTTAAGATTTAGGAAGGTTTGTTTTTTTTCTTAAACGCTAAACTAAAATCGGTTGCGTTCACCTCCGTTAACGAGTACCGTTGAGCCTCCACAAACAGGAGACTGCGATGAACGAACTTGACGAAGCCGCATGGGAACGATGGGTCGCCTACAGGGTCGCCATTCGCAAGCCCATCAAGACCGCCAGCGAACACGCGATGAAGTTGAAACTTTCGCGGTATGGCGCTGACCAAGATGCTGTGGTTAACCAGAGCATTAGTAACCAATGGCAGGGCTTGTTCGAACTCAAGGACAAGAAGAAACCCGACCGCCCAACCAAAAGCCCGGAGCAGAAGGCGCAGGACGATGCGATGTTCATCGCCGCGCAAGACCGTGCCAGTCGAGGCTGGGACAAGCAGGAACCTACCCCGCTAAACCGACTCAAGTTGTGCGATGCGCTCTGGGCGCGGTACACCGTCGAGGAGGGCGCAGACACAGCCGAGCGCATGGAATGGCTCCGTGGTGTCGTTGCGATGCACCTGCGCGATGCGCCTGCAAAGGATGTGTTGGACAACCCGAATCTCAAGACGATGGTGTTT